AGCCGATATGATCGCAGATTTTCAAATCAATACAGCTTCATATGGTGAGGTAGTTCCAGAGATATTGGGTACTACTCGAGTGAGCGGTAACATCATTGATTATGAAGATTTCACGGCTCATGAGCATAAAACCACTACCAGAACTGGTAAGGGCGGCGGCTCAAAGCATACAAATATTACCTATACCTATACAGTAGCTGCAGCTATCGCTCTATGTGAGGGGCCTATCGCTGGTATTGGTAAGGTGTGGCGTGATAAAGAAATATATCAATATCCTAACGAAAAAATCGAGCTAACCTTATTTAATGGTGAGGCGGCTCAAACGCCGTGGCCGTATATGCTCTCTAAACACCCAGATAAAGCGCTACCATATAGCGGACTAGCTTATATGGCTGGTGTAGTAGACCTCGGCGAGCGTGGCAGCTTACCTCAATATAATTTCGAGGTATATGGCAAGCTAAGAGATACAGGCGACGGCGTGGACGTCAACCCAGCTGATTATATCGAGCATGTACTGCAATCAGTTGGAGCAGATGTGCAAATTGAGGGTATTGAAAACTTTAGAGCTTACTGCAAGGCGGCTGATATATTAATCAGCACACCGCCAGAGCAAAAGAGTGCTAAAGCTCAAAGTATCGTCAACGATATAGCCGAGATCACAAATAGCCTTGTATTCTGGAGTACAGACCGCCTCAAAATCGTACCTTTAGCCGATAAGCCTATCGGCACATGGACACCTGCGAACCAAATTCAATACGACCTCACGGCAGATGATTTTATCGCAGGCACAGACGGCCAACTTATTTTATATAAGCGTAAAGATACGAGCGAGGCCTATAATGAGGCTACAGTAGAGTTCATTAATCGTGCCAATGGCTACGAGAAAGAAACAGTATCCTTTGAGGTAGTGGCAGACGTACAAAGAAACGGCTTAAAACCTGCCTCAAAGAAAACTGCTCACTACTTATATACAAAGGCTAGGGCTCAATACTACGCTGAACAGCTCGCTATGAAACGCTTGTATGCTAAAACTCAATACACGTTTAGGCTTGATTGGGCGTTTTGTACTCTTGAGGTAGGCGATTTAGTAACGCTCACCGATGAGGCATGCCAACTCAATAAGCAAATCGTAGTTATTACAGCAGTAAATGAGGCAGCCGACGGCCAGCTCGAATTTACAGCCGAGGGCAAGCCTGCTGGTACTTATGCACCTGCTCGCTACGATGTTCATGAAAATGAGCGGCCTTTCATTGACTACAACCAAGCAGCGCCGAGCGTCAACGATGTGGCAATCTTCCAAACAGTTGGCGATGTAGGCGGCAATCAAGCATTTATAGGCGTCAATGCGCCGAGTGGTTGGGGCGGTTGCTCTGTATGGCTATCTGATAATGGCGAGAACTACAGCCGCATAGGATCCATTACACAACAAGCTCGCATGGGCCGCACTCGATTGTCATTCAATGAAACAGCGAACGCCTGCGAGGTTACTCTTAATCAAGGTATACTCAAAGGCGGCACACATATTGACGCCGAGCGAGCGAATACGCTTTGCTGGGTGAATGGTGAGGCGTTGAGTTATGAGGGCGCAGAAATGCACCAAGATAACTGGTATACATTAAGCGGCCTAGTGCGTGGACAATATGGCACTAATGCAATTAGTCATAATGCTGGCGAGCGGTTTATTCGTGTAGATGAGGCTTTATTTAGACACCCTTACCGCAAAGAGGATATAGGGAAAACAATATACCTCAAATTCACATCAATGAATATCTTCGGTACGAACGAGCAAGGACTCGACGAAGTACAGGCTTATCCGTACACTTTGACGCCTTATTTCATACCAGAGGTTACAGACCTCACTCTATATACGAAATACTACGAGATCACTAATCGAGTTAAGTCGTTTGATGTGGTGGCAGAGTTTAATGTACCTCACATCAACAGCCTTGATACAGTCGAAGTATGGTATAGAGAGCCTAACGGTCAATGGAAATATGGCGGCGCAGGTGAGGGGCAAGTCATTATAAGCGGCTGTGAATTAGGCCATACATACGAGGTTAAGGCTGTAGTTAAAGACACACACGGAAACACCTCACAGGGTGTATCTAAGAGTATTACTGTAGAGCTAAAGAGTGAAATTCCGAACAAACCTCTAGGCTTTTCGATTTCATTCAGCGATATGGCGCATTTTAACTGGTTAGAGGTTAGAAATGCCGATGTAGATTATTACGAGCTACGGCTTGACTTAAACGCAGGGCAAAATAACGGCTTAATCGGCCGTAGTAATAACACTACATACAGCGGAACGCTACAAAATCGGACTGGTAAAGTCTATTTGTACGCTCACAACCCAGCTAAAGGCTATGGCGCACCTGCTGAATTGACTTACAACGTGCCGCAACCTAAACAGCCGACCAATCTCAAAGTAACAGCCAATATCAATGGTATAGGCGTTACGTTTGAGGCTATTCCAGCGAACTGTAAGGGCGCTAATGTGTATGTTGATAGTAAAGTATATTTCACTACTACAAACGCTCTAAACATTCCTTTAGATGCTGGTGTGTACAACGTAAAAGTGGCTTACGTCGATATATTCGGCGAGGGCCCTACTACAGAGGCTGTGAGCGTGGCAGTTAAAGCTAAAATTGATAAAGAGCTACTCGACATGGAAAGCCTCGGCATATCCGATATGGATAAGGCGATTAAGGCTTTAAATGATGAAGTCGGCACAGTCAAGACTAGCGTTAATGGGTTTGAAAACAAACTCATCGACCAAGCGAGTGCATTCCAACGATCTTTGAGTGATTTAAACAAGCATGTAAGCTCTCAAATCACTCAAATATCCGAGGGCATTGAGCTTAAAGTAACAAATGCACTAGGCAAGCTCGACGGCAAAGAGCTCATAAGCCGTATTAACTTAACCCCAGCAGGCACTAAGATTGACGGCAAGCTATTGCACGTTACTGGACAAACTTTATTTGATAAAAATATTATCGCTAAAGGCATGATACAAGCTGGCGCAGTTACAGCCGATAATATCCACGTTGACAACCTAGCAGCTATATCAATCAATACAGGCAACCTAACAGGCGGCTCTATTACAGGGGGAACATTCAAAAATAGTACTGGTACATTTGAGATAGATCGCGACGGCAATATTAAGGGTGCTAACATCATAGGCTCACGCATTGACGCCGCCTCAATATTCCAATCTGGCTACAAGATTAAGAATATTGACGTTCAAGTGTATAAGGTTAAGCATGGCGATTGGTGCCCTATTCCAAATGGGTTTACAGAGGAGCAATGTACATTTGTACCAGTCGGATATATACAGACTGAAAGTTATTGTAATTCCAGTAATAGCGGTAGGCCTTATATTCCGCAACCTACAGATGATGGTATCAGAAAAGCTCTTGAACGTATCTCTATGGATAAATTTAATCAGCAAAAAGCTCGTTGGGTTGGTAGTTGCGATATATATTTTAGAACCAACCGCACGCACAAAGTAAATATCGGTATTAAAGGCAAGCGCAAAGCGATTGCTGAGAGTCGCTATTTAGATATGGCTACATCTGGTAGCGACGGCAGCGTGCAAGGTTTTAAAGACGTGGAAACATATTCATATGGCGAGCTGTTTGTGCTTGTAATTGCTAAACAATAATAGGGGGTGAATTATGGTAAAACACGATTTCACTATCCATGCTGGACACGATTTCAATGTTTCGTATGTAGTTCCAGAGGGTAGCGATAGAGTACTAACAGGGTTTACAGGTGTATGTAAAATTAGAAAGCGAGCAGATGAGGGCATTATCTTCGAACTAGCTGCAGAGGTCGGCGAGAAATATGTTACATTCTCATTGAGTGGGGCTACATCGGTGGCCAAGAAAGTAAGCGGCAAAGATTTTGTATATGACGCTTTTATTTACAACGATAGCGAGCATATTAAGCTAGGATACGGCAAAATCTTATTTATTCAAGATATTTCAATGCACGACTAAAGAGAGGTAAAAATCATGGCAGATAATTCTTTAACAATTAAATTCGATGTTCCTACGACTCTGGATTTGCTCGAGGGTTTAAGAGGCCCTAAAGGGGAAAAGGGCGAGGACGGCCAACGTGGTGAGCGAGGCGAACAAGGGGAGCAAGGCCCAAGAGGGTATAAAGGCGAGGCAGGCAGCGCAGAAAAATCAGCTCAATTCTTAAAAGAGCATAATATCTGGCTTGAAGATACGAACGTAGATACAGTGCTTATGAAACTTA